CTATCGTTATCGATGTCAATGACCAGATCAACATTCGTGTCAAAGACTCATCTGGCATTTTTGTAAATCTTTTTGGTGGCTATGTTACAGACATCGATGTAGAGGTCACTCAGGCCTCATCTACGGCCATCTCAGAGCGCATCAAGGTAGTTGCGTTAGGTGCTTTGTCCAAACTGCCTAAGACCCTTACAGAGGGCGTTTTAAGCAAAGACTTTGATGGCAATCAGATTTACACGATTCTTAGTCAAGCCTTGTTTGATACTTGGAATGAAGTACCAGCTGCTGAAACTTGGGCTGGATACGATCCTACAACAACTTGGGCTAACGCTGGCAGTTCTGGACTTGGTGACATCGATCAACCTGGTGATTATGAGTTAGCAGCCCGCACAACCAATCTTACTGACATTTATAGTCTTGTATCCTCTTTGGCGACTTCTGGACTTGGATACCTCTTTGAGGATTCACAGGGCAGAATTGGGTATGCCGATAGCACTCATCGCAGCTCTTATCTTGCCACTAACGGTTATGTAGATTTAACTGGTTCTCACGCTTTGGCTCGTGGTATTAGAACCTCAAAGCGTTCAGGAGATGTTCGCAATAATGTGACGATCATTTACCGCAACGGAGATCAGCAATCAGCAACTAGTGCATCCTCAATTGCCAGTTATGGACAACAATCTTACGAGATTACAACCTCTTTACACAATGCAGCTGATGCCTTAGATCAGGCACAGTTTTATTTGGCATTACGTGCTTTCCCAGAGGCTCAGTTTAAGTCGATAACTTTCCCACTTGCCAGCCCAGAGATCGATGATGCCGACAGAGATGCTTTGCTAGAGGTGTTTATGGGTTTACCAGTAAACATTACTGATTTACCTTCAAACATTACTAATGGGCAATTCCAAGGCTTTGTTGAGGGATGGACTTTTAGCGCTGGTTACAACGCGCTTTACTTGACTTTGACGGTTTCCCCAACTGCTTACAGCCTGCCCTCCATTCGTTGGAACGGAGTCTCAGCAGCCGAGACATGGAACACATTAAGCCCAACCCTAGAATGGATTAACGCTACAATAGTAGCCTGATAAAGGAGAAACAATGGCAACGACAACTAACTACTCCTGGGAAACCCCAGACGATACCGATCTCGTTAAGGATGGCGCAGCCGCTATTCGTACGCTTGGCTCCTCTATCGATACAACCACGAAAGCACTTAACCCATCGACAACTTTGGGTGACATTGAATACCGTTCATCGACTGCCAATACCAACACTCGCTTAGGTATTGGATCATCCGGTCAAGTTTTGACTGTTGTCGGTGGTGTTCCAGCATGGGGTGTTGCTGCTTCTGGAATGACTTATGTTGGTGGAGCAACTTTTACTGCTGCATCAAGCCAAAGTCTCAATAATGTTTTTACATCAACGTATGAAAATTATGTGATTGTGCTGAATGTAACTGCAAAGAGCGCTGCGACAGCGGTTGAAATGAGAATGAGAGCATCTGGTACAGATAACACAACAAGCAATTATCACAGCGCAGCTGATTACTTCCAGATTAATGGTGCAGGTGCAGGAACAAGTAAATACTCTGGTTATGCTTATTTCTCATTTAATAACGTAAGCACAATGCAAACAGTTTTGCACATTAATAACCCACAGGCTACTCAAAATACTATTTATGGTTCTATGCAAAGTGCTTTTACCTATTCAACTGACTTTTACACTGGGAACAACAGCGGTGTTTTTAATGCAACGACTTCATTTGACGGATTTACGATTTATCCAACCTCTGGAACTTTCACAGGCACAGTCCGTGTCTATGGAATTGCCAATTCTTAAGGAGACATAATGCCGACAATTTATGAGTACGATGCAACAACAAACGAAAACATTGCGCTAGAACTTACAGAAAAACAACTGAAAGATGAATTAGGTGATTTAAGTCGTAAGTCATTTGAAGATGAATTGATCGAGCAAGCAAATGCGAAAGCACTTGCAGAAACTAAACTTGCTGCGCTTGGATTGACAACAGATGATCTAAAGGCTCTTGGGCTTTAATGAAACCTCGTTTATCGAAATCAGTTGTCCAACTAAGAGAACAGGCAGACGATGCTTATCCAGATCGAAAGCGTGACTCGGACGGGACAATCGGAGATGCCAAGCACTCAACCCGAAAGAGCGATCATAACCCTGACCCTGATTCAGGGTATGTCCGCGCTATCGATCTCGATGCTGATTTCAACGAACAAGCCTCCACAGCTGCTTACATTGCCGACCAGATTCGAATTGCAGCCAAGTCAGATAAACGAATTGCTTATGTCATTTTTAATCACAAGATTGCAAGCGCTCGAAGCCTCTGGCGCTGGAAAAAGTACACCGGTGTCAATCCGCACACAAAACACATCCACATCAGTTTTACAAAGGCTGGCGATACGGATTCGAAGTTTTTTAACATCCCGTTACTAGGAGGAACAGATGAGCCAAGACCTAAAGAAGATGCTAGCAAGTTGGGGCAGAGCCTTCCTAACAGCTGCTCTTGCACTTGTCGCTGCCGGAGAGACTAACCTTAAGCACATTGCTTACGCTGGGGCATTGGCAACAATTCCTCCAGTAATGCGTTGGTTGAATCCTAAAGATGAAGCCTATGGTTTACGGTGACGGCAAATGATTGGGCGGGACTCGTTCTCGCTATTTTCTCGACGCTTACTATTGTTGTTGGCGGTTTGCGTTATTTGGTTCGCGGTTGGTTGTGGACTCTTACGCCGAATGGTGGATCATCTCTCGCTGACAGATTGGCAAGAATAGAGACACGCCAAGAACAGATGATGGAATTGCTCAAGAAGTAAGGGACACTTATCCACATGGCAAGAAAAGCAACTAAGGCGCTAGAGGATCAAGGTTATTCAAAACTGGATGCTTACTGCATTGGGTTACATGAGTACTACAAATCTTTGCGCAAGGCTGGCTTTAACGAGGATGGCGCTCTTTATCTTTTATCGGTCGTAGATTCTTATCCAGGTTGGATCTTGCCAGACCCTATCGAACCAGAGCGGTTTGGTGATTATGAGGACGACGACGACGAGGACTAATGACAGTCAAACGAATTGCTTGGATCTCAGACATTCAGGCACCGTTCTTTCACGAAGCAGCAGTCAAGAATCTAGGCAAGTTTTTAAGGGTTTATAAGCCTCACCAAACCATTTGTATTGGTGATGAGATTGATCTACCGCAACTTGGTGGATTCGCTCAACCTTGGCAAGAAGTCGAAGGCAACATCGATGAGGATCGCAAACTCACTTTAGAGATTCTGGAATACCTGGGCGTTACTGACGTAGTTGGCTCCAATCATGGAGCGCGTGTTTACAAGTCCTTATCTCGCAGACTACCGGCATTTATGAATCTGCCAGAGCTGCGTTATGACAAGTTTATGGGATACGACAAGGCTGGTATTAAGTACCATCCAAACGGCTTTGACTTTGCTCCTGGTTGGCATACTTGCCATGGAGATGCTTTCCCATTATCAAACAAGCCTGGACAAACAGCCCTAAATGGTGCTATGCGTATGGGTAAATCAATTGTATCTGGACACACTCACAGACTAGGACTTTCAGCCCATTCAGAAGCCTCTGGAGGGCGTTATGGGCGTATTGTCTGGGGTGTTGAGGTTGGCAACCTAGTGGATCTTTCAAGCCCTGGTATGGGTTACACAAAGGGTTATGCCAACTGGCAAATGGGCTTTGTTGTAGGCACTTTGCATGGTAAGCGCTTCACGCCTGAACTTATCCCAATCGATCCTAAAGATGGATCTTTCATTTACCAGGGTAAGCGCTGGGGCTAAATCGTTACCGTTTCGTTATCTAAATAAACGTGTAATTGTCTGCCAGATGTGAGACCGTAATCCAGTAAGCAACAATGCTTACAAGAACGGGAGCAAAACAAATGGATCTACAAGTACCAGTAATTGTTTTATTAATGTTAGCCAATGTCCTTTGGTTTATCGTTGGTTGGGGCAAAGGCTTTACAGAGGGCAAGCGCGAAGGCTTGGCTATTGGCAAGAACAGTCAGCGCGTGAGTGTTAATGCGCGCTAATGACATCCTTAACGAAGCCCAAGACCTCATCGCAGACCGCGGTAAAGATTACGGCTTGGCAGCTCTCAATCACCTTCGAATCGCCAAACTCTGGTCAGCCTACCTTGAACGTAACATCGAGCCTCACGAAGTCGCAATCTGCATGGCACTTGTCAAAGTCTCACGCTTACAAGAGTCGCCAAACCACTCAGACAGTTACAAGGACGGCTGCGCATACATTGCGCTCGCTGGACAGATTGCATCAACTGATTGGAGTGACCTTGACAGTTATTAAGGCAGCCCCTGGGATCTGGTGTGATTATTGCAAAGTCCGTTTTGGCACTAATTCACCGTTGGGGCAAAAGGCTGCAAGTTATACGGTTATTAGCAATCATCCACGCAGCCAAGGCACCAGACGGCATTACTGCAACAGCTGCGCCATCGAGGTTCAGACATGGGCAGACGGTACTGTTTGGTCATTACCGGAACAAACCGAGTATCTAATGAAACAAGAGGAGTTACCAAGTGTTTAATTTGGCAGATTACGAGACAGTTGAAACCCGTTTAGAGAAGTTCATAAAGGACTTCCCCGATTTCAGAATAAGTACAGAATTGGAGAGTTTCCAAAATGATCGATTCATTGTTAAAGCGTACCTTTATAGGACTTTCGCTGATAGCGTGGCGTTTTCGACAGGATACGCTGAGGAGAAGGTTACTGATCGCGGTGTTAATTCAACTTCAGCGCTTGAGAACTGCGAGACTTCTGCGATCGGTAGAGCGCTTGCAAACGGAGGTTATGCAGCTAAAGGTAAGAGACCCTCAAGAGAGGAAATGAGCAAAGTCCAGCGCCTAAGCGCTAAAGACATTGCTAAGGCTAAAGAAGTGCCATCGTTTGCCACAAA